AACATCGATAGAATTCGAAAACTTTTTGGAACAATTATCTTGGACGAAATGCATCACGTATCTTCGCCAACGTTTTCAAAAATTATCGATAGTAGTCATGCGAGATACAAAATCGGACTGAGTGGCACAATCGAGCGAAAAGATGGAAAGCACGTAGTCTTTCGTGACTACTTTGGGAATAAGCTTTTTCAGCCTCCCAAAGAAAATTTTATGACTCCAAGCATTGCTATCTATCGCTCAGAAGTACGCTTTATGGATGGTGCAAATATTCCATGGGCAAATCGAGTAAATAATTTAGTAAATAACGAAGAATACGTACATAGCGTATCCCTACTTGCTTCCTACTACGCAGCAAGGGGGCATAAAGTACTTGTAGTATCAGATCGTGTACACTTTTTAAAGACCTGCGCAGTATTAGTAGGAGAAAAAGCTATTTGTGTAACGGGAGATGTGCCGCACGAAAAAAGGGAGGAATTAATAGATGAAATTATGTATGGAAATAAAGAAGTACTTTTCGGCACTCAAGCGATATTTAGTGAGGGGATTTCAGTCAATTCCCTCTCTGTCCTTATACTCGGTACGCCCATTAACAATGAACCCCTTCTCACCCAACTTATCGGAAGAGTCATTAGAGAGCAAGAAGGAAAACCCTCTCCCGTAATAGTAGATATTCATCTTAAAGGAAAAACTGCAACTCGTCAAGCTTCAAATCGTATGGGCTACTATATGAAACAGGGCTATAAGATTAATCAGTTATAACATAGAAAAATAATTCTTGACATGGGCTCTAATTTAATGTATAATAGTATGTTATTATATAATTGGAAAAAGATGTTTGAAGAAGCAGATGCAGACGCTTCTAATATCTTTCGGATATTTAAAATGATGGTGACGGATCAGCTTCCTACTAATAAGTATGATAATATTTATAGATTTAGTCACTTGAATTTTTTAGGGGAATCTTTTTTAATACACCCCGACGTCTTGTTATATAATTCCTATAAACACAGTCATGTCGAGATAGCCCAGTATCTCGCCACGGCTTCTTTACGTTCGATAACGGACTATTTGGCAACTGGGAAAACAGTGCTCGACATTCAAAGACTTGAAATCGAGCCCACTTATATTTATGAAAACAGTCTACTTGATATTGAAAACGACAATGTTGTCTTTTTATATGAAGAAGTCCCACAGGAGAAAGAAAAATGGCACTAAGTTTTAACAAAGCCGCTGGCGGCGCAAAAAAGTCTAGCATTACATCCTACTCTTATCGCGATGGTGATAATGAAGTTCGTCTTGTAGGTGATGTACTTGCACGATATGTATACTGGCTAGAAGGTAAAAATGGAAAGAATATTCCTTTTGAATGTCTTTCATTTGATCGCAATGAAGAGCGATTTAATAACAAAGAAAAAGATTGGGTTCGTGAGTACTACCCCGATCTAAAGTGTGGCTGGAGCTACGCTATGCAGTGTGTGGATCAAGGAGAGGTTAAGATTATTAATCTTAAAAAGAAGCTCTTTGAGGCTATTCTTACTGCTGCAGAAGACCTGGGAGACCCCACAGATCCCGAAAACGGATGGGATGTTAAGTTTAAGCGTGTCAAGACTGGGCCTCTGCCTTATAATGTAGAGTATCAACTCCAGGTTTTGAAGTGCAAGCAAAGAGCATTAAGCGAAGATGAAATGGCAGCAATTGCCGATCTAAAGTCTATGGATGATGTTATGCCTCGCCCAACTCCTGACGCTCAAAAAACTCTTCTTGATGAAATTCGAGTAGAGGCTTCTGGTGATATGGATGAGGCTCTTGAAGCTGAGTTTAAAATGTCATAAGGTTTAATTCATGATTTTATTTACGGCAGACTGGCACTTAAAACTGGGTCAAAAAAATGTACCACGAGAGTGGGCATTAAATCGCTATAAATTGTTTTTTGAGCAGATACATTCTTTAGAAAAGCAGTGCAACATGCACGTTATAGGAGGCGACCTTTTTGACCGTCTACCGAACATGGAGGAGTTGGAACTGTATTTTTCGTTTATTCGGAAAGTACAGATTCCAACTGTTATCTATGATGGTAACCATGAGGCAACAAAAAAGAACAAAACATTTTTCACACAATTAAAGCAAGTATCTAGAGATATTAACCCTCTTGTACAGGTACTGGATATTTCGTATGTGGATAAGGACTTTGGGTTCGGAGTACTACCCTATGCGGATCTTCACCGTAAAAACTCAATTGAAATGTTTGACCAAAGCAAGCCTTTGTTCACTCATGTTCGTGGTGAGATTCCTCCCCATGTCAAGCCAGAGGTGGACTTAGACAGGTTTGAGGACTTTCCAATTGTTTTTGCGGGCGATCTACATGCCCATAGCAATACACAACGAAATATTGTATATCCCGGGTCTCCTATGACAACTTCGTTTCATAGAAATGAGGTACAAACAGGATACCTTTTAATAAATTCAAGCAACTGGAGCTGGATATGGGAGCCTTTTGAGCTTCCTCAGTTGCTGCGCAAAACAGTTTCAGATCCCTCTGAAATGATTTCTACAGAGTATCATCATACTATATATGAAATAGAGGGGGATATGCAAGAACTAGCTAATGTACAAAATACTGAGTTGCTTGATAAAAAAGTAATAAAAAGAAGTACAGAAGCAAGTTTAGTTATTGATAAAGACATGAGTATTCAAGATGAGTTAATAGAGTATTTAACTTACATATTGGAAATATCTGAAACAAAAATACCAGAAATAGTAGGTATATTTAATGATTACGCTTCAAAAATTGAAATGGAGTAACTGTTTTAGTTACGGGCCAGATAACGAGTTAGACCTCTCTAATAATACTGTAACTCAGCTAGTTGGTACTAATGGCATGGGAAAATCTTCTATACCTTTAATTATCGAAGAGGCTTTGTACAATAAAAACTCAAAAGGTATAAAAAAAGCAGATATTCCAAACCGTTATGTAAATAATGGTTATCATATACACTTAACTTTTACAAAGGATAGTACGCTTTATGATGTTATCATCGATCGCAAGTCAAATATTAAACTTCGTCTACTCAAAGATAACGAAGATATTAGTAGCCATACGGCGACTAATACATATAAAACCTTGCAAGAAGTTATTGGTATTGACTTCAAAACCTTTTCACAGCTTGTGTACCAAAACACAAATAGTAGTTTACAGTTTCTTACTGCAACCGATACCAATAGGAAAAAGTTTTTAATAGATCTTTTACATTTAGAGCACTACGTAAAATTATTCGAGCTGTTCAAAGAAGAGTCTAGAAAGAGAAGTATCAATATTACTTCAATAGAAGCTCAGTTAGCAACCGTTGAAAAATGGCTTTTAGATAATAAATTGAGTGATACATCCATACTTCCTCTCAAAGAAATTTTAATTGACACTGCAGAAGACGAGAAGGAGTACGCTGAGCTTTCGTTAGAAATTAAAAATATTTCTGAAAAAAATAAAAAAATTATACAAAATAATACATATAAAGAACTGCTGGGGCAAGTAGATTTAAATAAGGCACGCTCTTGTAATATACAAGGTAAAGAGTCCTATGATACACTTCAATCTGAACTTGGCAGTCTCAACGGGGTCGTAGCGGGGTCTGAAAAAGTTTTAAGTAAACTAACAAAGCTAGGATACCACTGCCCTACCTGTGAACAATCTGTAGACGCAGCCTTCAAAGAGGGTCTAATTGAAGGGGAGACAAAGAAAATTTATCATGCACAGGAGCGACAACATGAAATTAAGCAAAGAATATCAGAAATTAAGCAAAACAATGCAGAGTACAATGAAGCAAGAAAAATTGAAAGAGAGTGGCAAGAAATTTATCGAAGTATTGATAGAGCTCTCCCAGTGGCCGTCTTGGACAAAAGAGAGCTTGACACGCGCTTGGCAGGAGTACGAGCTAAATTGGTTTCGGCTAAAGAGCAGTTGGAGAGCCTCTCGACGGAAAATTCAAAAATAACTCGAAGAAATACTCGAATTCAAGTAATTCTTGAACAAACAGAAGAGTTTCAAGCTCAGCTCGAAGAGAGCCAAGCGCTGTTTGACACTGAAAAAAACATTGCAAATAATCTTGAAGTACTAAAAAAGTCTTTTAGCACGAACGGACTACTTGCATACAAAATAGAAAATCTTGTTAAAGAGCTAGAAGAATTAACAAACTATTATCTTGCAGAACTATCGGATGGAAGGTTTACACTAGAGTTTATTGTTACAAATGATAAATTAAATGTGCAAGTTACCGACAATGAAAATATTGTAGATATACTTGCCCTTTCTAGTGGAGAGCTTGCCCGAGTTAATACGGCTACTCTTATTGCTATACGTAAACTTATGAGTAGTATATCCAAGTCAAGAATTAATATATTATTTTTAGACGAAGTGATTAATGTTTTAGACGAGGCAGGAAGAGAGAAATTAGTAGAAGTTCTTTTGCAGGAAAATTTAAATACTTATGTTGTTAGTCATGGGTGGACACATCCTCTACTAGAAAAAATAGAAGTAGTAAAACATAATAATGTAAGTGCGCTTGAATAAGGAAAGTAATATGAAAGAAAAAATACTTGAAGCTCTAAAAGCCAAATATTTTGGAGAAATAAAAGAGGCCGAAGCAAATATAGAAATTTATTTATTAAGTCCTGTAGGCATCGGGGAGCACCCAGAAATTTTAGAGGCTATAGATACACAGCTAAGTAAGCTAGTTGAGGCCCACGAAAAGTTTCGAGCCGTAGAGGAATTAATATAGAATGGTTGATAGTAGAGCAAAAGGAGCAAGAGGGGAATATTTAGTAAGAGACTTATTAAGAGAGCATACAAATCTTCAGTTTGAGAGAGTTCCAAATTCAGGGGCCTTAGAGTACCTAAAAGGTGACTTATATGTTCCTCATGAAAAGAACAGGTTTTGTATTGAGGTAAAAAACTATGCAGAGTCTCCGCTTACCGATAAAATATTTACCGCACCTAGAACTAATAATTTAATTAAGTGGTGGGCAAAGCTCCTGCAACAAGCCGACGGTGGAGGGCAAGAAGCTCTACTATTTTTTAAGTATAATCGGTCTCCCGTTTTTGTAGTAACAGAAGAGCCCCCTACAGCAACAGAAAATTATATGTTTATATGTTTTCTAAATTGCTTTGTTTTGTTAGCGGACGAGTGGCTTGAAAAAGAAACAATAAGGTTTATAAAATGACATTTAGTTTTAATGAAAAAATCCAAACCGAACCTTCTACTCTTATAGTCGATGCTTTAAATTTGGCGTTTAGATGGAAGCACCAAGGAAGAACAGACTTTAGGTATGATTTTGAAAAAACAGTAGAAAGCCTAGCAGAGTCTTATAGGTGTAAATCAATCATAATAGCAGCAGACTGGGGATCTTCTTCCTATAGAAAAGTTATCTACCCAGAATACAAACAAAATCGAAAAGAAAAATTTGCAGATCAGAGTGAAGAAGATCGTATTGCATTTGAAGAATTCTTTTCAGAGTTTGAAGAGTCTTTAAAGGTTTTAGAAGACAATCATTTAGTCCTAAGATACCAAGGAGTAGAAGCAGACGATATCGCAGGGTATCTAGTAAAGCATAAAGAAAAGTTTAACTTAGGCACTATCTGGATGGTGTCTAGTGATAGAGATTGGGACTTATTGATACAAGAAAATGTAAGTAGGTTTTCATATGTGACGAGGAAGGAAGTTACGCTTGAAAACTGGAAAACGCACTACAATGTAACTCCCGAAGAGTACATCTCTTTAAAGTGTTTAGTAGGGGATAAGGGCGATAATGTACCAGGAATTCCAGGAATAGGCCCCAAAAGAGCAGAAGGACTAATTAAACAGTATGGAGATGCACTTGATATCTATAATGTTTTACCAATACCTAGTAAGTATAAGTTTATACAGTCGTTAAATGAAAGTGGAGATAGACTGCTGTATAATTATCAATTAATGGATATATTGACGTATTGCGAAGATGCTATCGGCATGAAAAATATCCCAGATATAGAGAATAAATTGTATGAGCGTTCAAATTGATTTTCGGAGAGACCGATATTTATCAGAATTTAGCATAAAAACATTACAAGATAGATACTTAGTAAACGGAGAGGCTTCTCCGCAGCAAGCATTTGCAAGAGCGGCGGAGGCCTTCGCAGATAATGAACAACATGCCCAGCGATTGTACGATTACGCTAGTAAACTTTGGTTCATGTTCTCTACTCCCATCCTTAGTAATGGAGGTACTAAGCGTGGGCTTCCTATTAGCTGTTTCCTTAACTACGTGGACGATAGTAGAACTGGACTCACCGCCCACTATACAGAAAATGCGTTTCTCAGTTCAGTCGGTGGAGGCATCGGTGGTTATTGGGGCGATGTACGTTCAGTAGGCTCGAAAACCAGTAATGGATCTGAGTCTACAGGTGTTATACCTTTTCTTAAAGTAGTTGATGCAGAGATGCTCGCATTTTCCCAAGGAGTTACGAGACGAGGAAGCTATGCAGGGTACTTACCCATCTCTCATCCAGAAGTTGAAGAGTACTTGGATATACGTAAGCCTACTGGGGGTGACGTTAATCGTAAGTCTACAAACCTTCACCATGGCATTATTATTCCTGATAGTTTCATGGAGCTTATAGAAGGAGCCTCATTGACCCCCGGATTTGATGACAGTTGGGACTTAATTGATCCCCATTCAGGAGCAGTCACAAAAACTGTATCAGCAAAAACATTATGGGTAAAGTTAATTCAAAATAGAGTAGAAACAGGCGAGCCTTATATTATGTTTGGGGACACTGTACAAGAAGCCCTTCCTGAGTGCCAGAAAAATCTGGGGCTAAAAGTTCATCAGTCTAATCTTTGTAGTGAAATTACGCTTCCAACAAATGAAACAAGAACTGCAGTATGCTGCTTATCTAGTGTAAATTTAGAAGAGTATGATGAGTGGAGTAATGATCCTGATTTTATTCCGGACCTTGTACGTATGTTAGATAATGTTTTAACTTACTTTATAGAAAACGCGCCCAATGAGCTAGCAAAAGCTAAGTATAGTGCAGAAAGGGAGCGCAGCATTGGACTGGGAGCAATGGGGTTTCACGCCTATTTACAGCGGCATAATGTGCCTTTTGAATCTCCTATGGCTAAAGGACGGAATATGTCAATCTTTTGGCATATTAAATCTGCCGCAGAGGCTGCAAGTGAGCAGTTAGCTAAAGAAAGAGGAGAAGCGCTAGATGCAGTGGGTACAGGCCGCCGTAATTGTCATCTTCTCGCTGTTGCTCCAAATGCTTCCTCAAGTATTATATGTGGAAACACCAGTCCTAGTATTGAACCCTATCGTGCTAATGCATACACTCAGAAAACTAAAAGTGGAAGCTCTCTGCAAAAAAATGAATATCTGCAAGCAGTACTACAAGATTTAGGATTAGATACAGATGAGGTATGGAAAGACATTGTTACAAATGGAGGCTCTGTGCAACACTTAGAGTTTTTAGATGATTGGACAAAAGATGTATTTAAAACAGCAGTAGAAATAGACCAGCGCTGGGTTATAGATATGGCAGCGGACCGTCAAAAACATATCTGTCAAAGTCAGTCTTTAAATGTATTCTTTCCTGCAAATGTGTCAAAGCAAGAACTACACGCCACTCACATGATGGCTTGGAAAAAGAAAGTAAAAACTCTATACTACTTACGAAGCGAAGCGTACAGAAGAGCAGAAAAAGTATCAGATGAAGTCTTGAGACAAATGGTAGTCGAAAGTGTCGACGAAGGCGCTTGTTTAGCGTGTGAAGGATAACTATGAATTTATTAACAGAAAGAGAATACTATAAGCCCTTTAACTATCCTTGGGCCTATGAAAAATACAAAGATCAGCAACACATGCACTGGCTTCCTGATGAAGTTAATCTTGCTGACGATTTAAAAGATTACAGAGAAAATTTGACGGATGGCAATAAAAAACTACTTACTCAAATTTTTAGATTTTTTACACAGGCCGACGTAGATGTTTGTTGTGGCTATGCTAAACACTATCTACCTACTTTCAAGCAGCCCGAAGTGCGAATGATGCTTTCCGCCTTTGCTGCAATGGAAGCGGTACATCAAGAAGCTTACTCATTACTGCTTGAAACTCTTGGTTTTGGGGACGATGAGTACAAAAAGTTTTTTGAGCATAAAGAAATGATGGATAAACATGAGCACTTGTCCGATTTTGGAATGGACACCCATATGAATATTGCAAAAACACTGGCAGTGTATAGTGGTTTTACAGAGGGCGTGCAACTATTTAGTAGCTTTGCTATTTTACTTAACTTTCCTAGACATAATCTTATGAAAGGAATGGGTCAAATTGTTACATGGTCTATTCGTGACGAAACGTTACACGTAGAAGGCATGTCTCAGTTATTTCGTACTTTTATACAGGAAAATCCAGAGGTATGGAATGATGACCTTAAGTACGAGATTTATTGTGCTGCGGAAAGAACCGTCGAGTTAGAGGATGCTTTTATTGATCTTTGTTTTGAAGGGGCAGAAGTGCCTGATTTAACCGCAAAAGAAGTAAAAGAGTATATTCGATATATTGCAGATAGACGCCTGCTTGGGCTAGGGCTAAAAAAGATATTTCATAGTAAAGAAAACCCGTTACCTTGGTTAGACTATATGTTAAACGCAGTTGAGCATACCAACTTTTTTGAAAACCGTGCTACAGAGTATGCTAGAGCTAGCACGACAGGAAACTGGCAGGATGTATTTAAATGAGTGAAGAAGATAAAGAAGTAATT